TTTCTGGATATCTCTGAGAACGGTCATGACTCGGCTCAAAGCCTTTGTGAATCGGCTGTGATCGTTGGATTGGGGATTGAGGAGCCTCGGCTGGTTACGCCCACTGGGGCGTTTGGTTCCTACTCGGCTTTGGTGGGGGAGTGGAGCGAGCGCCATCTTGGCCGCACTCTTTTCCCGTGGCAATTGAGGGCATTGTCAGGCGCTCTGGAACATGATGAGGCTGGGAACTTCATATCCAGTACGGCTTTGATAAGTACAGGCCGCCAGAATGGTAAGACAACAATGCTTAGTGCCCTGGTTGGTTTCTGCCTTACTGAATTGCCGCGCATCTGGGGTAGGCCTGTGCGCATCATGTCAACAGCTCATGAGCTTGGTCTGGCCACTGAGGTGTTTGAGGATTTGCGCGAGGTGTTTGAACTATTAGAAGAGTCTGATTTGGCGAAGGTCACTTGGGCGTACGGCAGGCACCAGGTCAAAATGGTTGATGGCTCGGTTTACAAAGTCAACAGCGCCACTGGTAAAAAGCATGGTGGAACATGGGACATACTTATCGTTGATGAGCTCTGGGCCATCAGTGAGGCAACCTACTTTGGTGCCCTTAAACCTTCACAGATTGCTGTCCCATCACCGCTGGCATTTCTGGTATCCACAGCTGGTGACGAATCATCTCGAGCGTTCCTGAAGCTGAGGGAGCAAGCGCTGGGTGTCATTGATTCCGGCATTCGCTCTGATCTGTTCATGGCTGAATGGAGCCTTCCAACTGGCGTGTCACCTGATGACCCGATTTACTGGGGCTACGCGAATCCCAGCCTTGGTAGGACTATCACCATGAAGGGGCTTGAAAGTGCAGCTGCCGCACCTGATCGTTCCCAGTATCTAAGGGCCCACTGCAACTTATGGGTTGCCGCAGCCAACAGCTGGATAAACCCTGGCGAATGGGCAAAGCGCCTTACCACAAATCTTGCCATAGAAGGTGGCAATTCAGTATTGGCTGTGGACAGTTCTGTGGATGACTCAAAGTATGTGGGGATTCATTGTGGCCTCAACAGCGATGGTGACATTGTGGCCAGCGTTGCGTTCACCTGTGAGACGAACCGCCAGATGTGGCGACATATCGAGCGCCTGATGGAAAAGAACCCAAAGCTTAGGCTTGCCATCACCCCGACACTTGACCTGCACACCCCAGAGCCACTGATTCGCCGCCGCTCCCTTTGGGGCTATGCAGAAATGATTAAGTACACAGGCCTAGTCAAATCAATGATCATTGAAGGCAGGCTCCTGCACACTGGCGAAGAGATGCTGGCAGAGCATGTCAACAGAGCCACCCTTGTCAAAGCCAATGGTGCAGTCGTGCTCAGCTCGCAAAAGTCTCCAGGGCCGATTGAGTGCGCACGGTGTCTTGTGGCAGCTGCATCTTTGGTGTCTCGCCCAGGTCAATCTGGCAAAGCAATGATGGGCTCAGCGAGGTAGTTGCATTTGCAACTTGTTTGTGCGAGACTCCGCGCGTGGGATTCTTCACTCCAAAAGTTACGACTGCACAGATATCTGATGTTCCCGTAAAGGCTGCCGCTGGCGCTGGCGCTGCACAGATCAATGACTTCCTGGCTTACTCCACTGGAGCTGCCGAACAGCGAGCCCTGCAAAACCCCACAGTCTCACGATCTAAAGACCTTCTCGCCTCAATGGTTGGCTGCCTTGAATTCCGGCACTACTCCAAGCAGTGGACAGGCGAACGCTACGAAGAAATCTATTTACCGCTTGAGCCGTGGATGGAACAGCCAGACCCGAAGGTGACGCGCAACTTCTTCTACTCAAATATCTTCAGTGATCTCTTCTTCCATGGCCGCGCCTTCGCCTTTGTTACCTCACGCTATTCGACAGGCCTGCCAGCAAGTTTTACTTGGTTACCAGCCGCGATGTGCACGACACCGAACCAGACAGGCCCCCAGTGGTTCGGGCCCTCAGATGTAATCCAATTCAACGGCGTTGAAATCGGAGACACCAATGATGTCATCCAGTTCCTCTCACCAATCCAAGGTCTGCTCTACCAAGGTGCTCGCGCACTATCGATTGCAACACACCTAGACATTGCAGCAGACCGATATGCCACCCTTGAAACTGTCCCTGGCTATTTGCAACAGAAGGGCGGCGAGACTCTGGACTCCGACAGCCTGAGCGAGATTGCAGCTGCATGGTCACAAATGCGCAGACAAAACGCCATAGGGGCCCTGAACGATTATGTTGAGTTCAAAGAATTCTCGGTTTCACCTGCCGAAGTTGTAGCTGAGCAACGCAAGTATCAATCGCTTGAGATGGCGCGTGTTGCAAACATTCCTGCATACCTCGTATCTGCACCTCAAGAAGGTTCTGGTCTCACATATACCAATGTGCAAGACAGCAATCGTCAGCTTTATCTCTACGGAGCCAAGCCATTTCTGGAATGCATACAGCAAACACTTTCAGCTTCCAATGTGCTGCCACGAAATCGATTCGTTGAATTTGATGTCGAAGGCTACTTAGCTGAGGAAGCGCTGCAAGATGTCATGGTTGAACCAGTAGTAGAAATGCCAGTAGAAAGCCCCACATGATTCACTTCGTAAATGTCCCAATCACTCTTGATGCTTCAGCAGGAGATGATGCCCCCAAAACCATCACCGGCATTGCAGTGCCCTGGGCCCCAGTATCGGCAACGGTAATGGATGGCACCAAGGTCTCATTCGCTCGAGGCGCTTTTGACCTTAACATGAAGTCACCAAAGCTTCTAGAAAATCATGACATGTCAGCCTTGCGCGGTGTCGTGTCATCTCTTGCCGACATGCCCGAAGGATTAGGATTCACCGCCACCTTCGCAAAAACGGGCGCAGCAGCTGACGCAATCGAACTCGTAAAAGCAGGCGCGTACGACTCGGTTAGCGTTGGTGCTGTCCCCGTGAAGTTTAAGTACGACAAGAGCGGCGTAATGGTCGTATCCCAAGCTGATCTAATCGAGATTAGCCTGGTTGCTCAACCAGCATTCAAGGATGCTGTAATAACAGAAATCGCTGCATCAGAACCTGAAGATGCAACCGAACCCACCCCAACAGATTCCGAGGAGGAACCAGAAGTGGCAACACAAGAAAACCCAGCGGTTGAGGTCGAGGCTTCAATCATCCCAACTACCCCCATCTATGCAAATGCAAAGCGTGAGTTTAAGCTCCCGTCAGCATCTGAATACATTGCAACCTTCATTCGCGGTGGCCATGACTGGGCACAAATGAATGACAACATCCGCGCTGCCGCGCCAGATGTGGTTACCAGCGATATTCCTGGAGTCATCCCGACCCCAATCGTGGCCCCGATCTTCAACTCGTTTGTAGGGTCAAGGCCTCTTGTGGATGCAACATCAGTACGCGCAATGCCCCAAGGTGGTGCCATCTTCATCCGCCCAGTGGTCTCAGTCCACAACAGCGTGGGCACTGCTACGCAGAACACGACCATCACAGCATCACAGTTTGAAATCAACGATGTACAAATCACCAAGACAATCCAAGGTGGCTATGTAGAAATCTCAGAAGCTTCGCTTGACTGGTCTCAACCAGAAGTCCTTGGCGCACTTCTTGATGACATGGCTCGTGTCTATGCTGATCGTACGGATTTGCTGGCTTGCTCTGAATTGCAGACTGGTACAACCAACAGCAACAACTTTGCAAACGCATCAATCGCAGACCCTGCATACTGGGTTGAGTGGATGTACACCGCAGCTGCAGACATCCTCACAGGCTCAAATGGCAACCTGCCATCAATCCTGGCTGTGTCTCCAAATGTGTGGAAGTTAATGGGCAGCCTCAGCGATACAGCTGACCGCCCACTCTTCCCACAGGTAGGCCCAATGAACGCTTACGGTTCACTTAATGCAGCGAGCACCACAGGCGCATTTGCCTTCGGTCTCCGCGTAGTGGTTGACCGCAACCTCACATCAGCTGGCATGACTATCCTTGACCCTCGTGCCCTCGAGAACTGGGAAACCCCTAAGGGCGCAATCAGCGTTGAACAGCCTTCTCAGCTTTCGCGCCAAATTGCATTCAGAGGGTACTGGGCATCGAAGCTCATTGACCCAACACTCAGCATCAAGGCTGCCTTCGTCTGATAAAGACGATCTAGAAAGACTGCAAGACCATGGCCACCTTCAACCTCGCTTTTCACACGCGACTAGAAAACTATGCCGTCTTGCAGACTTTCGTAGATACGGACATCCAACCTCAAGACTCGGTAGTTGTAGCAGGCGCGGGGCACAACTTCAACGGCACTCACACTGTTATCTCTACCGAGCCTTATGAGTTCATTGGACTATCCGAAGAGGGCGACCTGCTCTTTGATTATCAGGTCATTATCCCTAACCAGTTCATCTTTGTCAGCGCAGGCGACGATCTCGAGCGAAGCATTGCCACCGGCACAGTCACTTTTACCCCCAGCCCGAGTTGGATTACAAGCGCGGATGTAACCAGTTGGCTGGGCATTGATGTCGCTACCGCCAATGACACCGCATTCATCGCTGTATGCGTGTCTGCTGCCAACTCTTGGTGCTTTCGCAAGCGTAGGGAGGCAGGTTACACAGACAGCCTCTCGAGCGCTCCTGACGGGGCATCAAAACTTGGGACAGTAATGTATGCCGCAATGCAGTACCGCTCGCGTGGCGCTGTGGATGGTTATGCTTCATTCGATTCAATGGGCATGGGCTCCCCCACCATGTCCCTCGGACAGATTATGCAGCTCCTGGGCTGTGGCAGACCTCAGGTTGCGTAATGGCTGCAACGGGCATTCTCTACGAAGCAGTAAATGCAACCAAGACTGCACTCACAGCTCTGGGACTCAAGCCTGTCACTGACCCTCGCAACGCTCGCCCTCTATCAGTAATGATTGAGCTACCCACGCTTGATGCTTTCACTTACAATGTCGGAGACATCAGGCTTGTGATTCGTGTGCTTGCTGGGCCACCAGGCAACCAAGACAGCGGTGACTATCTCATGACAACCGTTGACACAATTATGAACTCACCAATCGCCATAGTGGATGGAAGGCCATCTCTCGCTTCATACGGCGAACAGATGCTTCCTTGCTATGACATGACCGTTGCCGTAGCAGTACGGCGCAACTAGAAAAAGGAGCCACCAATGGCAACAACAACATTCCTATCCAACGCAACTATCGGAATCACCCAAGGTGCTACAACCACGGATTTATCCGATCAGGCAAACGCTTGTGTCATCACCATTGGCCAGGACAGCCTTGAGTCAACTGCCTTCGGGGACACAGGTCACCGCTTCGTTGGAGGCCTTCAATCAGTGGAAGTGAGCATCACATTCTTCCTCAGCTACGGCGCTACCGAAGTAGAAGCAATCCTTGCATCATGCGTAGGCACTGGCACGACAGTCCTGACTATCTCACCATCAGGTGCAACCGAATCAGCTACCAACCCTGAGTATGTGATCACCAACTGCATGCTGGCATCCTTCACGCCAATCAACTCCACAGTGGGCGAGCTCGCTACCGTAGAAGCTTCCTTCACTGGCGGCACCTGGGTACGCGACATCACCGCACCATAAACAAGAAACCACATCATGCAACTCACGCTCAAAGTCACAACAGACCAAACCACATACGAAGTCAAAACAAACCTATATGTCATCATTGCCTGGGAACGAAAGTTCAAACAAAAAGCCTCCAACCTTGCTACTGGTGTAGGTCTCGAAGACTTGGCATTCATGGCATTTGAGGCTTGCAAAGTCAACGGCATTTCAGTGCCGGCAGTCTTTGATGACTATGTGAAGCGCCTGGTCAATATTGAAGTGGTAACGGATGAACCCACAAACCCCACCAGCGAGGCACCTACTCACGATCTCTAGCAGAACTGCTGGTTGAGACTGGGTGGTGGCCTCCACAAATACCGTTCGAGATTCAAGACATGAACACAGTGATAGATGTAATTAACAAGGCAAGGCGCAAGTGACAGCTACGGCATCCGTTGAGATTGTGGGCGCTAAAGAGGCCATTAAAGCTTTGGGCAAGATTGACAAAGACCTCCGCAAACAGTTCAACGCTGACGCTAAACAGATAACCCAGCCACTGATTACTCTTGCTGCATCTCGATACCCAGATGCTCCACTGTCTGGAATGAATCGCAACTGGACACAGGGCAACAAGAAGCTCTTTCCCTACACCAAAGCCAAAGCTGTCAAAGGCTTAAAGGTGAAGTTTTCTACTCGCCGCAACGATGCCAATGTCATTTATGTCACCCAGTCAGACCCTGGTGCAGTAGTGCTTGAAGTTGCTGGCCGTGGCAAGGCAACCTTGCTATCTGAAAACCTCTCAGCGCGCACTAGTCGCATTCTGTGGCCATCAGCAGAGCAGGCCCTGCCTTCCATACAGGCTGAGCTAAGAGCGCTAGTGTTGCGCGTAATCGCTACCGTAAATGAGGGCATGAAGTAATGGCTATCAACATCCCAATCATCTCGGAATTTGACGGTTCTGGAATCTCAAAAGCCGTAGCGCAATTTAAGCAGCTGGAGACCAGTGGCCAGAAGGCCCAGTTCGCCATCAAGAAGGCAGCAGTCCCAGCAGGGCTTGCCTTAGCAGGTTTGGCTGTCGCTCTTGGTGATGCCGCTAAGGGTGCTATCGAGGATGACGCTGCACAGCAGAAACTGGCCTTGACACTTCGCAACACCACTGGCGCTACTGATGCACAGATCACAGCCAATGAGAGCTGGATTAGTACCCAAGGTAAATTGCTCGGAATTTCGGATGATGAGTTAAGACCAGCCCTGGCTCGACTTGTCACCCAAACTCATGATGTCACCAAAGCTCAAGAGCTTGCTTCTTTGGCAATGGATGTGTCGGCTGGTACAGGCAAAAATCTAAACACGGTTACCGAAGCACTTGCAAAGGCTGCAGCTGGTTCCACCACTGCTCTAGGCAAACTGTCACCTGAGCTAAAGCAAATGGAGAAAGATGGCGCGTCAGCAGATGAGATGATGGCCGCACTGTCTGGCACCTTTATGGACCAGGCAAGCACCGCTGCCGGCACTGCTGAAGGACAATTTAAGCGGCTCTCGGTTGGCCTCGCTGAAACTAAAGAGACCATAGGCGCTGCACTTCTGCCAGTGATTGAAGCCGCCCTACCAGTTCTTCAGGCCATGGGCCAATGGGCACAGGACAACACCACAATCTTCTTGGTAGTAGCTGGAGCCATTGGTGGTATTGCAGCTGCCGTGGTTATCGCTAACGCAGCCATCACCGCCTGGGGTGTGGCCACCACAGTCTTCACGGGCATCCAAACAGCTTTCAATGTTGTCATGGCCGCTAACCCAGTAGTTCTCTTCGCTCTCGCCATCGCTGCCCTAGTCGTGGGCCTAGTCATCGCCTACAAGAAGTTTGATGCCTTCCGAGACATCGTTGATGCAGTATTCGGAGCTATCAAGGCAGGTATCAAGGGCGGCATGGATGCCATCACTGGATACTTGACTTTTGTGATGGGAGTCTATAAAGGCATCTTTAACGCCATTGGCAAGTTGTGGAACAACACAATCGGCAAACTGAAGTTTAAGATTCCAGACTGGGTGCCAGGTATCGGAGGCAACGGGTTCGATGTTCCAGACATACCTATGCTGGCAAACGGAGGCATCGTGAGCTCGCCCACCCTGGCTCTTATCGGAGAGCGCGGCCCAGAGGCTGTAATCCCTCTTGACCGAATGAACAGCATGGGCGGTGGCATGAACATCACAGTTCAAGCTGGCCTTGTGAGTACCCCAGATCAGATGGGGCAGTTAATCATTGAGAGTATTCAGCGAGCCCAAAGGCGCAGTGGTCAGGTGTTTGCAG